TAACCCTTAATTATTTTAAAGAATCTATTGTGAATCATGTCTTGTTTAAAATTAACATCAAGAGCGCTGTAAAAAAACTTTCCAGGCATTTTTTTCTTTATCGTCATTTTAACTCCTCAAATTTTGGTATGGACTCGGAGGAGTTAGAACCGAGCCATACCTAAAAGCATTATTAAAATGCTTGTAAATCAAACGTAAACTCCTTTTAACTTGTAGCAACGCCTGCCAATCTACCTACTGTAAGGTAATTATACAGAGCGTGTGCTCCATCGGATGCAATTTCAAATATTCTATGTTGTGACGTAGTTTGCGCACACATGAATAAGAAAGGTCTTTGTGCATATACAGTTCTCAATGTTTCCGTTGAGAATGCATAAACTTCTGAAGCAGTTCCAGCAGTAAGTGCGGTTGTAGATGCACCGTCAAATGTCATCGTATTCAACACATTAGTAGAATCGTAAATTGGTATTTTACGATACGTATTAACAATAACACCACCTGGGACTTCTATTTCCTGAAGCACTTGTCGTCTTAAAGATAAAACAATAGCTTCTAAGTCCTCTAAAACACTGTCACTCATCAACATAACGTTAGGATAATATCCACCGGCTTTTGCCTTGTGAATCATCTTGTTAAGTTTTCCTTGATCAAGTGTAGCACCAGTTGCAATTTCTGAATTTAGGATTGTTTGAGAAGAAGGGAAAAGGGTATAAATACCAGCAGGTTTAGTGCTTGATACCGTACCTTGAATCAACTCTTTTTCCCATTGATTTCTCCACGACAAAGTTTTGTTCGTAACTTCCTGAAGCATCAAATTAGTAAATGTTAAAGAAGCTTTTTGAGCACGTCTTGTAATTTTACCGGATGTAATCAGGGTTTTAAAAGGAACAGATCTAGCCGTGTAAGTGCTATCATCTATAGTTGGAGATTGTAAGTCGGTTACCCATGTTCCAGGAGTCCCACCTTCAGTAGCATCAAACCAATCAACAGTATTTCCAGTTCCATCATCCTCTCTCATAACATTAAGCATTGGATTTGCGTGAGTTACAAGATAAGGAATAAACGGAGAAATTACCGTTTCCCAAACTTCATCTGTAATAGACAAAGATGTAGCAGCCTTATGTAAAGCTTGATAATTCTGATTTAGTAAATTATCTATTTGCAATGATTCGTTAATCATCTTATTCACCTCCTGTTAAAAGTATTGTTAGGCAAATAATAATTTACTGAGAACTCTCAGATGCGGCTTCAACTAAGGTTGTGATGGCATCTTTTATGTCAATACCTTTTCCACCTAGCAATGCTTTCTTAACGTTAGGATTTGCAAGGCTTTTTAATATTTCACCAACTTGAGCTAATTTATTCTCGCCATAATCCTTGTTAGCAGGAGCCGAAATACCCTTTCTTACGGGCATACTTTTTCTCATATCTGCAAAATTAAGAGCCATTTTCTCAACTGTGTCGGTCAACTGATCGATTTTACCACTAAGATCGGAATAGTCGCCCTTGATGACCTCTTTTTCTACTTCAAAAGATTCATTGATGGCTTTAATTTTATCTTCAAACGTTTTTTCAACATCAGAAGTATCGACTTTAACGCCGTCTTTAGTAACCTTTTCAACGCTTTCAAGAGAAATTGCCATATCATCAAACTGTTTCTGAAAATTTTTCATTCTATCGTCAAACTCTTTTAGTTTTGCAGTTTCGTTATATTTATCTGCAACGCTCATGTCTCCACCTCCTTCATCTCTTTCTTTTATTGCTCTTTTTATAACCGTAAAGGTTCTATTATTAGCAGCTTTATCAACAAAGCTGATTTCATCTGTTTGAATGTCTACCAATCTTTTTTGTGGTCTCATAATGTTTCTCCTATACCAAAGGGATTCCGGCAGCCCTGCCACCAATAGAATATCCTGTTATTCGCCCTTCTTTAATATCATCCCATAAACCGTCATCTTCTATTTTGGTTGTAATCATCCAGGTTCCGGCTTTTATGTCACGACCATTGATATCTGTATCCTTTTTGACTTGCCAATTCTCTATTATAAAAGATTGCCTTGCATCAGATTTATGCATTTCTCCGAGAGTCTGATAATCTCTCATAAATCGAACCATTGACTTCCTGATAGTACCTTCATCATATATCTCACCCTGAAGATCGGTTTCTTCTGGAATCAGGACTTCCCCTGTAACCTCACGCTTCTCCATCTGAGCTTTTGATAAAGGAAGAAAATCAACATTTTTTTGTATTTTAGTATATTCTTGATCTGTCATAATATCACCCATTACAAATTGCTATTCTGTTTGCCATTTCATCAATTATATTATAAAAAGGTTTTACACCTTTTTCTCTAATAAACATATTAAGTTTTGAACGATCATCTTTAGTGATATTAACCTTTTGAGTTCTATTATCTGATCGAAAATCTCTCATTACACTTTTTATCCCGCTCTTAAAACTATCACTAAACATTTTAACTACTTCAACACCATCATTATATCCAGCTTTTTGTAATTCAGTTCTAAATCTTCCGAATATCTTATTACATGAGTCATTTATTACATTATTAGTATGGTTTTTTCCATAATATTCGTTTGTAAGATCATAGGCAAGGTTCTTTTCAATCCTCTCAAATTGTTCTTTAAATGCATCGGATAGTAATTTCCCAACACTTCCTTCGTTACCTTCGTTACCCATATTTTCCTGAACTTGCCCCTCGTTTCCTCTCATATTACTGGAAGATTCTTTTTCTTCTTTGCTCTGAGCGTCATTTATTTCTGGTTTTCTCATATTGGCTTCTATTGCAGCCATATCTTCAAACTCCTTTTTTTGTTTTTCTGTAAGTGGAGGCATACCAATCATTCCCCTTGCTTCGTCTACTGTGAACAATTTCATTGGATACAATGATTTTATTTTTTCTAACTGCATCCTTGTGTCAAGTTCATCGGACTCACCAAAGTTCATCCTTACATCTTTATATGAATGAGGAATAATTATTTCAGTATTAACGTAATCTCCGATAGTTTTTGAAATAGGTCTTATAAGCCTTGAGTTTGTAATTGCTTTCTGAACGACACTTCCGGCTCTATTAGCATCATCCATGCGCCCTAAATCAATAGGACTTATTCCAAATGCCATCATTATCATATCAATATTATTATTTAGAAGTTCTATCATCTGAAGGTCTTTAGGAGGTCTTGTGAACTGTTCCCACTTACCTTTGACGTTAGGTATTATGTTTATTTCAAAGTCTTGTGTCTGTTCATTCCTACGTCTTTTGTGTTGATCCTGCATCCTATCTGTTTCCACTTTAGCAATAGAACCAGCTTCAGACTCTAACAATAATGCACCTGGAGGGATTTCGTTTTTAGTAAATCCTGACAATATATAATTCTGTGCGTAAATATGAATTTTTATTTCGCCTGCTATGGAATTTAAAAGAGAATCGCCTGAAGGATTGCTTGTGCTTTCAGATAATGTCATGTAAATAATTTCATCAGAACTAAACTCAACACTTTCCGATGGTTCGACTTCTGGTTTTTGAATGTAACCTAAAATAATTCCATGTTTATCTGTAATAGGTTCAAACTCAGCACCACGTCTTGCAAAGATTTCTACAAGATCTCCATATCCATTAAATACCTTTTCACAAATACCAGTATCCCATTTAAGTAAATCTTTAGTCCATTTACTTACTAACTTGGAAAAAGATTCCTGGTTTGAATTAGGATTAAGAAAGAATTCTTTGGTATTTTTAATATGGAATTCTGGGGCAGGTTTACCAGGATTTTCAGAGACAATAGACCATTTTAATGATCCTACTGTTCTTGCTATACCCTCAATAATAGATCTGATAATAGAAACTTTTCTTGAGTAAACCTCAATATCTTTTGTTGTAAGTTTTCTTTTAGTGTTGGTAATTTTGCTTCCGATATAGGAAAGTGCGGAACCGGAATTTTCGTGTAAAAGAAGTGATGACGAGTTAATAATAGGCTGTATTGCCTTTGGTGTTGCTATTGCTTTAGGCTTAGCCTTCTTCTTGGGCAATTTATTCTCCTTTTGCCGTTACGCAAAGTTTTGCATAGTGCTTCGCTTTTTAATATAACGATAAAATAAATAAATTGCAAGTTTTTTTTAAAACTGTAATTTCTTAAACTTAATATTTCCCTTTATTGGACTACTCGCCAATAGTCTGTTAGCTCCAATGTCAGCAAGGCTTGCAGCGTCCCATGTGTCATCATGTTTACTCGCAGGACAGTTAGCCATCTCTACTACAAACATGCATGTTCCACAATTACATGATTCTGAATTAGAACTCAAAGGGTCTTGATGATTATAAATAATCCAGTTTTTATTTTTAATCTGAACTGAAAGTATGTTTGCTCTTGTATGCTTCTGTTGTGTAGTTGGAGGTGTTTCAATAGGCAATTTTTCTTTTGAAACAATATCAACAACTTCTCTTAGTGCAGTCTGATAACCAGCATTTTCAACGATTATAACATCAAAATGATGATAATGATTCATTCTTATAATCTCGTTTGCTGTTTCTGTTGCACTAAGTTTCTTCCTAACAATTTCCAATGGTATTCTCATTCTGTCTGATGGTCTTATTGATAAAGCAAATAAGCATGTAAAGTCAGACCATGACTGCTTAGAAATAGCAGGATCAATAGCAAGAACCTTTAACCATGAATTGTCAACACCTTCAATGTCAATCTTTCCAACTCTTATACAAGCCCTTATAGCATCTCTATCAAATATAGCTTCTTCACCTGCAAGAGGTTCACAATGGAAACCTCTGGTAAACGGTCCTTCAGTAATCTCATTTCTTTTCTTTTCAAGTGCTTCTGTGTCGTATTTATCCATCCACAAAGGAGTAAGTTCTCTGTCAATTGCTCTAAAATAGACAGCGAATCCATTACCAGGAGAGCCATTCATTAATTCCATAGTTAAATCATCAAAATGCCATGGAGTAGCAATATAAATCAATCTACCAGCAGGACTGAGTATGTTCATAATATTATTCTTAAATATCTCTTTTACCTTTAGTCTTTCAGTAGGGTATAGCATTGAGGTCATTCCACAAATATCATCACATACTATCAGGTCAGCTCTTTCACCTGTAATAGCTGTATAGGCTCCAAGAGCAGCCATTGTGCTATCCTTAGAATGTGTATCCCTTTCAACGGTTATTCTTTCAGATTGCCATAATTGTTTTGAAGGTTTAACATGAGGGAATAGTTCCTGATACCTTTTATTTTTTTCTATGTGTTCCTTAATAGAAAGGAGTCTTGTCTTTCCAAGTTCAAGTGCTTCACTAAATAGCTTGCCTCTAATATTAAGATTTTGAGCTATTTCCCATAAAGGTCTACCAATTGCGAACTGTTCGGTTTTTCCATGATCTCTAGGTACAACTATAACAGAAAGAAGATTATTTGTAATAAATTCATGGGCTTCATTATGAAAAGGAGCATTTTTTATAAGGACATCGCCAGGAACATCGAGGTTTACCATAAACCTTTCAATGGACCTCGCAGGACTACTTATTATATCTTTAAGATTAGATGCTTCGTTCTGCACATTTTCAAAAAATAAATCTTGCAGCCCGTTTTCATTCATTATAAAAAAGACTCACAGTGTGAAATGTCTTAATCATGGTAACACTCCCTATTTTGTTACAATTTTAAGGTTATTTTTATCAAGCCATTCAAGAAAGAAATCACCAGGTTCATGCCATTCTTTTGGCTCAACTTGCATAAATAATTCATCGGTTTCTTCGTCTAAAAAATATTCTTTTAAGAATTCTGTAAAATCGT